GCCTGCCATATCAGCCACGACCTGGTGGAAATCGGCGTCTCCGGCTTTGTATGCGTCTACAATTTCTTGAACTCCGGCTAAATTTTGCAGTTTTGCGTAATGTACCAAAATTCTAGGCTCTTGCTGTGAGTAGTCAAACGACCCCCATTTACAGTTTTCTTCCGGAATAAAAATAGATCTAATCATTGGTCCAAGTTCAGGATGTCTTGCTGGAATTTGTTGTAAGTTTGGATTACTCATTGAGAATCTTCCTGTTACAGTTCCACCTGCATCTGATCTAATTTGATTTATGTCTGCGTGTATTCTTCCATTCACTGCGTGTTTAGTTATTGAATCAATAAATGTACTGTGTGCTTTATTTAATTCTCTTGCTTCCGCAATTGCTTGAGGTAATTCGTGTGGATGATTCTGTAAAAAGTTTTTAGTAAAACTAGGTTCTTTACTTTTTTCTGTTCTATCATATGGAAGTTTTAATTTATCAAATGCTTTAGCAATTGATCTAGCTGCCATAATCTCTACATCAACATCAGTTAAATCTTTTATTTTTTTAATTAATTTTTTTTCTCTACTGATTAAATCTTTTTTAATTTGATCAGCTCTAGTTAAATTTACTCTTACACCTTTAAATCTCATATCAATTAGACAAGGAAATAATTTAGTCTCCAGATTAAATACATCCCAAAGTTCTTGTGCATATAATTCATTCTCTAATCTTTGCCAAAGTTTAAGGGTAGATTCCGCATCACGCTCCGCGTACTGTCCAACAAAAAGCGCGGGCAATCTCCACATATCTTTTTTAGGATCTAATCCATACTCTTTCGCTGCTGCTTGTAAAATTTTTTCATCTTTACCTACACCAGTATAATGTTTAGCTAGTATATCTAATCGATAAGATAATCTATTCTCATCAATTAAAGATGCAGCGATCATTGTATCTACAATCTTGCCTTTTATTTTTAGACCAGCTGATCTTAACCAGCAAATATCATACATAGCATTGTGAAATATAAAGGTAGTATCAGTTTGATTGAATAAGTCTTGAAGCCACGAAAACACCAGTTTTTTGTCCATATTACCTCCGGACTCGTGTTGTATAGGGAAATACCCTGACCAGCCCTCTACGGCCACCGCAACGCCAGCAATGTGGCCTTTTCCAGTGACGTTCCCCGATCCGAGCTCAATTAAATGCGGATCATTAGTTTCTAAATCTATTGCTATTTGTTTAGCGCCTCTTAAATCTTTCAATTCTTCAGGCATAACCCATTCGGTCTCTGGTGTGAACAGAGGTATTTGCGTGCTTCTCACTTATAATCCCTTTCAATTATCATCTCAATAAAATGTATTGCTTTAAGCAAATCTTCTTTTTTTCCTTTAAAGGGATGACGACATATATATTTTATAGCGCACCCTTCCGGAAAAAGCAACTTATTCTCTACAACAAATTTACTTGGCTGAATTTTAAATTTTTGATAGTGTTGTCCACCAATTTGTTTATCCCAAACTTTACTCATAATATGTAAGCTTTGCCAAAATCTCTTGGATCTAAGACGTGTAATTCACGCTTCGCTCTCGTCGCTCCAGTATAAAATAATCTATGTAATTCATCTGGATCATAACTAAATGTTTCAAGTGCGGCGTTTGTTATATCTTGCATCAATAAGACCTTGTCTGCTTCACCCCCTTTCGCTCCGTGTATAGTTGACATTATTATACGAGGATTTTTATTTAACGTTTCACCATTCGCCCTCATATTACGAATGTAATTCTCTGTCATAGGATCTAATCCTTCAAAAGCATCATACCAAACTCGGCTGGTAAATAATCCGTGCTTTTCTTCACATTCTTTTAAAGTATATTTATCTTCAGAATGTAAAGTTTTGCCTTTTCTAAATCCTTCTAAGACATTGGATCCTAAGTATTCATATATATTTTTTATTTCTAAATGATTAAGAGATGCTCCTTTACGCCACGCTTCCCAGTTATTTAATGCTAATAATAATTTTAAAGAAATAGAATTGCGCCCTTTAAATTGATAATACCACCCTCTTAATTCACACACCTCTTTAACTTGATCTAAAAAATGATTTGCCGAAGATAAAATTAACCAATTGCCTTCACTCATATCTACCTGCGTAATGTCAGAATATCTTTTTAATATACCGTGTTCTTCTCTAGGTTTATAATTTTTATCAAATCTATTTTGTACTTGACCAATTATCTTTTGTGATAATTCGTGTATGGGTCCTCCAGGAATCCTATAAGATTGGTCTAAAGTTTGTATGTCATCTACTTCTTCTTTTAAAGCAATAAAATGATCTACATCTGCGCCAGCCCATTTAAAAATAGCTTGATCATCATCACCAGCAATGTAAGTTTTACCTGCGTGGCTCCAAATCTTTCTTACCATTTCCCATTGAAGTAATGACAAGTCTTGTGCTTCATCTATAAATAATACTTCAAATTTATGGGTAGATTCTTTTGCTAAAAAATCTTCTAGTAAATCATTAAAGTCTTTTAATCCTTTTTCTTTTTTAAATCTTTTAAGTTCCTCTGCTAAAAGAAATAAAGTATTTCTCTCTATGTCTAGAATGTTTTGTCTTGAATCATAATATTCTAACAGATCCATACGCTTTACAGCTGCTGTATTTATTATGGTTAAGTATTCATTATCAGAATTAAATGTACCATCGCTTTCAGAAAACTTTGCAGTCTTAATAGGTATGCCACATTTTTCTCCAAACTCCTTATAGTCATCTGGACCCATCATTTTTTCTTTAGTCATTCCTAATTGATTGAACGCATAAGAATGAAGAGTTCTAAAAAATGCTAAGTCATTATCCACATCCAGACCAAATTTTTCCGCAGCTCTATTCGCTGCTTCGGTTGCAGCTTTCTTTGTAAAAGAAAAGTAACCTATTTGTTTAGGCCTTATTCCTTGCTGAATAAATTGATCCACCAAGTTAAGTAAAGTTGTAGTTTTACCTGTTCCCGGTGGTCCTAATATTATTGTTTTCATATTTTATAAATTGTCCTTTTAAATTTCTAACTTTATATTTTTTACCTTTCTTATCTCTAAAATCATTTTGTCTAAATGATTGTTGAATACAATCCGCGTGTTCTTTAATATAATTATTATTCCACAGCCATTCCGCGTGTATTATCAAAATTTTATTTCGCATTAAAAATTTTCTTCTTGGTAAGGAATCTTGGAAACAGACGCATCGGTTTGTTTCATTGTTTTAATTTTAATAAGTCTTGGTTGTTGCTTTTTAATTCTTACTCTTTCTTCACAGACAAAAACTTCAATTCTTTTTAATAAGTTTCCAGTATAAGTTTTATCTTTTTCCCAATGATTTCTTTTGCAAAAATTATAAAAATCTTCCATTCTAAAATATGTAAATTCTCTCTTATCATCAGTGTACGGAAGTTTATTAAATATATCGTCCATTGTTCTTGCTGATTGTCTATTCGTAGTCCAATCTTGTAAGAGTCCTGTTATTTCATTTTCTGGATTCAAAGATTCCAAAGGTTCTACTTCTTGTAGATCCTGCATCATTGGTTTTAAAAAATGTTGCTTCCAATCTTTTGGTTTTGGAATTGGTACTACCAAGTTTGCTTGATCCAAACACGCTAACGCAAATAAGTTTGGACTATATAATTGTTCTGTTTTTAATTCGATCCGCGCTTCACCCACATCTAAAAACCATTGAGGTGGCGTTGAAGAATATTTTGTAAGACTTCCAAGGATAGGCATTTCTTCTTCACCGAATCCTACACCAAATCTTTTTGTTCTACATAAACTCGCTTGACATACAGCGTTAATAGGTGCGTCTTTACATCTATACTTGTCATAACCTTTTCTATTTACTGATTTAATTAATTGTTGAACTTCATTATTACTTAATGGTGGGTCCATATATTTGTGATTTGCTTTTACAATTTCATCTTCCCAAGAATCTGGTTTAGATTGTTTATAATAAACTGCGATATTAAATAAGGCATTATTTCGTGAGCCCTCCCCAAAACCAATTGCTGCCAATTTGTTTAAACAAGGAGGACCACCCGGAAATGCTTCTTCTATTTTTTTCTCTTCCGTTTTAATTTGTTCCACCTGATCCCTTCGTAAAGAAAACTTATCATAGAGCTGATAAAATTCCTCAAGTGTACAACCGGCGCCATTATCGTTGATAGCATAACGCAGTCCTTTCATTTGATTGAAGTAGGGTAAGTTTAAAAAGTTTCCAGTGTCCCCACGTTCCACTAGAATTTCGGTTTGTTTTGGAAAAATTTCTGAGCCTTCATATCCAAGTATGATTGCCATTTGTTTTAATTTTGATTGCATCAAAGATGCAGGAATATTTTCTTTAGTAAATAAAAATACGTGTGCTCCGCCAGATTTAGAACGACAAACTATTAAGGGTAATTTATGAGTCCGAATGTTTTTAATGAGGCTAAGATGGTCAAAGTTATATTCGTCAATATCAATACAGCCCCAGCGACAACTATTATCTTCAGTAATAGGGATGATGCCGAGTGCTGGACCTTTGCCTTCAAGGTGGTCTGACCATAAAGAGTCGGTAACGTCCCCCCTAACAATAAAAGCCTTACCTTTTTGTTTTCCGTTTTCTCCTCGCTCCCCTGGTTGATATTGCCCATAAGCGATTTCTAATCCTAAAAATATTGATTTAAATTTATCCATTATCATTTCTTAATTCTTTGTAAAGGGGGAAGTTGCCTTCCCCCTAGATTTATTTAGTAAGGAGTTGCGTCGCTTACTTTCTCTTCTACATCAGCTTTTGTTTGAACGCTCCCTTTAGAAACATTTCCGGAAAAGCCTTTTGCACTTAAGTACAAAGCCTTATCCTGTTGTCCTAAAATTCTGTCCTGTGTTACAACCCAGCCATACCAAGAACCTTTGTCGTTCTTTTGTAGCGTAGATGCTAGATTATAAACAACTCCGTGCATAGGAGGGATAGCAAATCCACCTTTGCCATCAGCAATTTGTATGGTTTTCATCATAGAATTCCATTTTTTGCTAACGTTTAATTGAGTTGATTTCATTGTGATCAAAGCAGGAGTATAACCACCTGTCTTTGTCTCAATCATTACATAGTAAGAAGCTGTCTCTTCAAGATAATTACCATTAGGTAATCTAATCTTTGATCCATCTCTCTTACCAGTTCCGATTACCGCACTGTTCGGCATATGAACAGCCACTGGCGCACCAGGACCATCCCCTCTATCCGACCATTCTGGATAATCTTTTTTGTAGTAACAAGGAATAACCTTGA